CAGCAAACCCATTACTCATTTTATTTCGGTACCAGGCACGAAAAGTTTGGACCGCGACGAGCGTTGCATATCGTTTCACTGGCCCCCCTCCGAGACGGTTACGAAGGGCTGACTAAGCGAAAGGCCGACATTAGAGGAAAGCTTAGCTGCCATTTTCCATCACTCCATCCGATGGCTGCTTATGGCCGTTTTCTGGCCAAGGAGAGAGGAAAAATGCGACCCCGAAGCAGCCCTTCGCGAAGGACGTTCAATACACTCAGCTAAACAGCTGCTCAGAGTTTTTCGTTTCACACGCCGTTTCTGCTTCCGCTCGCGTTGGGAAATTGAGGGGAAGACGACACTTTTCCTTATTGTCATAAATGTCGAATCCAGACGGCTCCGTGCTCGAATAAAAGCGCAAACCACTCCTTGCCGATCCTGTCTCTTTAGGTGTCGCTGGCACGACAACAAATCTTGATACCATCTCATCTCGCTTATATTTTCAATCCTAGTCCTTGTGTTTTAGCGGCATATTGCCATCCTATCAATCTTCCATTATGGCACTCGACGAGCGGATAGTTTCTAGCCCAAATGCCGATGGTGAGCCGATGACTGCTTTTGGCCGAAAGCTGACGGCACCCCATCACGCTGCTAGCCGAATGAAGTCTAATCAGCGAATTTCGTTAGCACTCATCCAATGTCAAGCCGAAGTCTTCGCTGGACACCTGAGCTGCTTCGTTAAGCCGTTGGCGCAGCGCAGCGGTTAACTGCCTCTCCACTTCCCACGGATCTGATAGGGCGGCGAGTTGCGGTGCCAGTTGCGGTGACAGGCTCATCAACGAAAGATTGAGCGAACGGGCCGTTTCATAGGCGGCCTTCTGCACGAGGCTGACTTCCACCAGTTCTCCCTGCGCCTTGCGAAACTCCATCTCCGCCATCCGCGCCAAGTAATGTTCACGATGAGCCCGCGCTTTCTGAAAGTCTGGAGACTGCCCCTGCGCGGGATCAAGTGGCGGCGGCGCAGCCATGTTAGTCGGCTCGGACTGCGCTGAGACATGACTGTACACATCACGCTGAAGCCGCTCCTGTTGGTGGCGAGTAGCGACGGCAGCCTTGCTCGGGTCGGCGGTATCTCGGATCAACGCTTCGGTGGCCAGCACGTCGACCTGCTTGCCATTGGGAGACAGGACCAGTCGGCCGTTTTCCTTAAGCCAGGTGATGTAACTCGGTGACCGGCCGATGTGCGCGGCGAAGGCGCTTTTGGACAGGTACGGGGTTGCGCTCATAAGCCCTCCTTTTCAGCGGCTTTTCAATGAATCCTTTCAAGATTTCAACGGATTGAAATTTCAGTAAGCTGGCGGGCCTCCCGCTAACGCGATCCCGCGGGTTTGCGACCCCGTGTCCTTTGAAAGTCCCCAGGGTCCCCGGCGGTTTTCTGCCCGCCCGGCTGGTCGGTTCGGCATCCGAGTGCCATGCCCTGTCCTCATCCCTTTGAAAAGACGGACATCCCTGCAAAGGTTTCAGCTAAAGAGAATCCGCGAGTTCGATGACCCGTGTAGGGGGCCGCCGTCAGGGAGGATCCGAAAAATCGGTGCACCGCTCGGCCTGCCCGGCTCATGCCTTCGGTTCGGCCCCGCTGAGGTCCAGCCGCTTGGCCACCCAGCGTTCGTACAAGCCGATGGCGACATCGGCTCCGGACATCGCGGTCAGGCAACCCAGGGCACCTGCTGTCCAGATTGACAGGCCCGCGCCAAACAGCAACATCATCGCTGACACGCCGCAGACGATGCAGGCACCGGAGCGAAGTGCGAGGCGGCGCAGTAACGCCCAGCCTCGCGCCCCGTCCTTGTCAGCGCGCCACATCTCACCCGAGACGCCGCCGACCAGGGACAGGGCGATCACTAGCCAGATCGGCATCTCTGCCAGTGCGTGTTGCTCGTTCGTCATTGCCCTGCCCCTTAAACGAAAAAACCCGGCGCCATGGCCGGGTCAGGTGGTGAGTTGCCGCTCGCGTTCTGCAGTCGCACCCATCGAAGATGGCCCCTTTTTACAGGTCGATTCTGGTGGCAGCAAGACCGGTTTAATGCCATCCGGTGAATAGGTGGGTGACACCGGGTGAACGGCTGGCGAATGTCGGTGAATATCTATCCCGGCTGTCTTTTGTTTTAACGGCGTCCCATGCGTCCCACCTCTTTAAAACTAGGTGGGACGTCTGCAAGCCCCGCAGAGTGGGGCTTTGCCCCACCGTCCTACTTTTATCTCTCCTTTCTCGTGTAAAGAGAGAATATTTAAAAGCACGCGTGCGCGTAAACGCGCGTAACTGTACCCGCTTCGCACACACGGGCGGGAGGCATGAACAAGGTGGGACGGTGGGACAACCCAACAACGACGCGGCCTGCGCCCGTCCCACCACCGCAAAAAGCGGTGGGACGGAGGCAGGCCGGTGGGACGGCGTAAGCCAGAGGGATGCCCACGATCAAGCAGCTTCCCCCAGGAGGAAGTGCTCGACCACGATGTGGGCGTCATGCAGACGCTGGTAGTAGCTGTTGCGGTTGCAGCCACTCTGGACCAGACGCACAGCCAAGGGCGCATCGGGCTGACAGTAATGCACTCGCACGACTGCCATCAGCTCGGGATCGAGGCGTTTTTTGATGATGCGCTCGATGTCCAGAGAGGCTTCCAGCGGCACCCTGCTCCCGCGTCTACCACGCACGAGCTGGCCACCGCTTTCCATCATCATCGCGACGATGTTGCCGCCCGAGTAACCGGCTGCCACCTCGTCGCTGTGCAGCTCCTGCGCCCATTGTTTGAGGGCCATATCGATTGCCTTAATCATCGAAGCACGGCTCCTCGAACACATCCATTTCCAATGCAGGCGCCCTGCCCCAGTGTTCGGGTTTCTTGTACGCCCACGGCCGCTGGCCACTTTTGCTCAAGGCGCCCAAACGGAAGCGTCGCCAGCCGAGCCGGTGCATGATCGCCCCGACACGCATCTGCTCCGGTTTGCCCCAGTGGCCGGGATCGAGTTTCAGCGCCTGACTCATCACCTCGCTGCCGGTGGCGGTCTCGCCGATTTGCGATTCCTCCAGCCAGGTCAGGATCGGGCCCTCCCATTCATCCACGACAAAACGCTGGTCCTGCGCTTCGGCGAACATCGGCGCCTCATCCGGGGTCACCCACCAGAGATCGCCGGCCTCGTAACAGAACACCGCCTCGGCCCACAGCTGATCGCGGATCTCGCGCAACAACGCCACGTCGACCTTGGTACAGGCCACCGGCCAATAACGGCGGTTACCGGTTGCATCCTTGAGGTATTCGTCCTGGTTGGTGGTACCGACGAACACGCACTGGCGGGGCACGTCCATGGTTCTACGGCCGTAGCTCTCGCGGTAGGTGTCGGTCGAGGCGGAGAAGAACTGCTTGGCCTTGGTGCTCTCGGCCTTGTTGAAGCTGTCCAGCTCGCCGAGCTCAACAATCCACTTGCCGCGGATCGCCTGAAAGCCATCTTTGTCGCCGAGCGCAAACGGCGTGTCCATAAACCACTCGCCGCCCAGCACGCTCATCGCGGTCGACTTACCCGCACCCTGTGCACCTTCAAGGATCATCACCGAGTCGGCCTTGCAGCCGGGCTTCATCACCCGGGCCACCGCCGAAATCATCCAGCGCTTGCCGACCTTGGCGGTGTAGTCGCAGGCTGGCACACCCATCACGTCGGTGAGCCAGGTTTCCAAGCGCGACACGCGGTCCCACTCGAGCTTCTTCAGGTACTCGCGCACCGGATGAAACGCATGGTCGTGGGCGACCACACTGACGGCCTCGATCACGTGCGACGACTTCACGCGCAGGTTGTACTGCTGCGCGAGCCACTTCATCACGCGCACGTCATCGATGTCCGCCCACTCGCCGGTGCCGCCGCCATACGGCGCCGCACGCAGCTTGACGATCTTCGAGCTGAAGGCGCTGTAGCTGATCACCCCGGCCCAGCGTTCATCGTTGGCGAGGATCAGTTCGACGTTTTGCATGTGCGCGATCAGGGCGCCGCTGTCACTGCGGGCCAACAGATCCTTCCAGCCACCGGCGGCCGGCGGACGCACCACGGCCAGCACCTGGCGGCGGACCGCCTCCAACCCTTCGGCGACGTGCAGGTCGTTGAAGTCGGTCCACTTGTCATGGCGCTCAACCGAGAAGATCGGCGCAACGACCTGGGCACCGACGATCAGCGCGGCGTTGCTCGCCTTCTCCTCGCCCGGGTTCCACGCGTCGCCGTTGGGCTTGCTGGTCTTCCAATCGTCATCTTGGCAGATGATCAGCGGGCAGCCGGCAAAGCGCTCGCGCATGGCCTTGCACACAGCCAGCAAATTACCGGCATCAAAGGCCACGGCCACGGCGAGCGAGGTCGCCATGTGCAGGCTGGCGCCGGTGGCGTAACCCTCGCAGACCAACACCGGCTCACCTGGCTCCGGGTGCGGGCCGAGCAGGTGAAAGGTGCCCTCCTTTGCCATGCCGTAAGGCCAATAGGATTTGTCGCGGCCGGTGTCTTCCTGTTTGCTCGGGAAGATCACCTGCAGGCCCATGATCTGATCACGGGCATTGTTCATTGGGACCAGTACAGCGCCGGTACGCGGCGCATAACGCACCTTGATGCCAACGATCTGCTTGCGGTCCAGGTAGTCACTGCGTCCCGTAGTCGGCATGCGCTCAAACAAACCCTGCGCCCTTTTCGCGGCCCGCCGCGCAGCGTTGTTCGCGATTTCGGCGGCGCGGCGCTTGGCCTCCTCCTGGCGGGCGCGCATCACTTCACGCTCTTCCGGCGACATGCGTCCGGCCCTGACCTTAATCTTCTGCGTCTCACCCGAACGCCAGTCACCGAATGCACCGAAGATCAGCGTGTCGCCCTTCTCCGTGCGCTGCTCGTGGACCACGTACCAGCCATTCTTTTCCTTGCCCTTGTCCTGCGATGTCTTGCAGCGGGTCAGCTTGCCAAACACCAGCGGCTGCGCCGGCTCCAGACCGTAATCGGCGAATTGCCCCAATACCTCATCGAGCATGCTGAATCCCTCGCTCAGAGAGGGACTGGCAACTGATGCACTGCGAGCAGCCCGGCGAGGCCAAACGGCGTGCTTCCGGAATCGGATCGTCACAGGCTTCACAGAACAGCAAGGAATGGGCAGCGCTTTCTGCTTTGGCTGCGCTGCGCGCGGCCATGGCCTGATCGATGCGCTCCTGCACCAGATCGTTGGCAAAATCAGCGATATCAGCCACGGTCAGCCCCCCGCGTCGTTTGGTTGACGTAGGTGGCCCGGTTGAACAAGCCCAGCAGCCCTTGAATACCCCGGAACACCTGCAGACGAATCGCTGCAAGCTCCTGGTCGGTGACGACACCGTCGCCAATGCTCTTGGCCCAGGTCTCAGCCAGATCCGCGACCTGCCGGAAGTATTCGGCGATACCCGTGGTCAGGGTCTCCGGCATGTCGTTGGTGTAGGTATAGGCCAGCTCCTGCCAGATCGTGTCACCGACCAGTGCATGCACCGCATCGAGAATGCGACGATCCTTGGTCAGTTCGAGGATCTCGCCGAATTCCTGGATGTTGATGGAGTGACTCGGATGGGTCGGCGACAGTTTGTGCTGCAGCGTGGTCGGGTTGCGGCCAGTGGTGGCTGCAATGGCGGCAGCACCGCCCGGATAGTCCCGAGCGGCGTGGTACAGCGCTAAATCGAGCGGCAGGATTTCCCGCTGCGCCCGTTCAAGAGAACTGAGAGCGATTCGGCTCATGGCATTAATCCTAAAAGTTGCCAGTGCCGCGCGACAGGGAGTGGTGATACATTTGTCGCGTGGCTTGGTATGGCCCAAACGCCGGGAACCCTTGCAGGGGATAACCGGCACCGCGCTGGGGCGAACAATCCGTTGTTCACCCCTGGCGCAACAGCTGCCAGCTCTGTGGTAAGAACGGCAGCAACACCAAGGCTTCCGAGCCTTGGAAACGCGATGAAAGTCGACGGCATGTGGTGTGCTCGCCTACTGACATCGCGCCCCGACAGCGTTGTGGTGATGCTATCGGGAGGAACTGGGCGACCCCTTGGGTCGCCTTTTTTCTATGCAGCGTTTTTTACTCTGTGATTAGCTGGTGCCTGCATTCGCAAATATTGCCAATCAATGTCTGGCCTTAATGACTCACAGGTCACACGACAGCCGCTATATCGATCAATCGAAATCGATAGGGCTGCGTTCGCCCGGCGGTTGCCGTAAGCGACCTGCTTTAATTGGCCCACAGTGGTGTTACATCGAGAGGCAAAGGTCTTGAGCTGTGCGTCGTCTAGGATCTTTATGTATTCGAGAAGCGTCATTGCTAACCCCCTATTCAACGCAAGATTAGCAACTGCTAATCCGGTCCGCAATAGCAAAACGTAATTTACATTTTGCTAACGGTGCACGGATGATTCCCTATATGAATATCTACGAAAAACGCCTCACGATTCTTAAAGCCCTGATTGGTGAAAACCAGCTCAAGGACTTTGCCGGAGCGCATACCGATGTGGACGCTTCGTACATTTCTCAGATCCTGAACGGACACCGGACCTTAGGTGATCGAGCTGCCACGAATCTTGCTAAAAAACTCTCCATTCCTGCGGACCTGCTTACCACAGGAACCTACTCTGCCGAAGACCAGCATCAAATCACCGCCGCATGGATTGCTCTTGGCCTCAAGCCTCCAGTTTTGCCCCACCCAGCTTTCTTCAATGCAACTATCAATGAAACTGCCCTTAGGGCGGCTGAAGAGCGGGAAGCAAGCAAGCATCGGCGCCCTGCCCCGGTGCCTGTGGTGGGAAAGGCGATGTTGGGTTCTGACGGCTATTTCGATGCGCTTGAGTATCCTCCAGGCCACGGTGATGGATACCTAGAAATTATTAGTTCCGATCCCGATGCATATGGCTTGAAAGTCGTTGGAAGCAGCATGCATCCACGCATCAAAAACGGAGAATTTGTACTAATTGAGCCGAATCATCGTTATCAAACTGGCGATGAGGTACTGGTGAGGACCACCGATGGGAGGGCAATGGTCAAAGAATTCATTTACCACCGGGACGGTCAACTCCGATTCGATAGCATTAACGACAGCTACCCTCCCATCTTCATGGAAGAAAGCCTTGTCGAAAAAATTCACTACGTAGGCGCAATTTTGAAGCCATCAAAGCATCTGGAAATCTAATATTTAGCATTTGCTATTGCGGAACGGATTAGCTGTTGCTAATTTGCACTCACTCTTTCACCACAGAGCGAGGCAAATTCATGCATACCAAAGCCACAATACACCTGCACCCAACCATCGCTGACCCCTTCCGCATTTTCGAAGTTCGCCGTCTGGCCCGAGAAAGCGGCTGCGCTTTTGTCAGCATCAATACCAACCAAAAACGTCGCCCTCCTGCCAAGCGTTTCGATCCGAACGGTGGAGGGCATGCGGCATGATCAAGTTCAAGATCGACAACCGCACCCTGCAGTTGCTCAACGCTCAGGTCAACCTGAGCGAGACCTTCAACCACGTCCTGCGAACGACGCCCAAGCGTGAATGCCTGGCATTCCGCCTGAAGGCTGAACGCGGCACAGCGGAGAGCACTTTTGTCGTTGAGCTGGGCAGCGAACGCCACACGCTGACCCTGCCAAACGACAAGAAAATGCACCTCAAACTGGCCGACTTCATCGAAGAGATTGCCAACGGCCCGTTCGACGCGAGCAACTCCAGAGATCTGGTGCATCGCCCTCATGCAGGCCGCCAATACGGCCGCGTTGAAGTCCAGGACAAGCAGCGCGTGTTCGAGTTGGTACACACCGGCGGCGTGCTCAGTCTCGACATGGGCTTCGACCTTCCCCTACACGTGGCACTGCATCGCACTCATACGCGCTCAGGTGTCACCGCCATCTTGAGTATCGGCAACAAAAGCCCGCATACACGATGCTTCACCGTGTGCGGCTCCAATGTCGAGATCTACAGCAAAATCACCGAATCCATCAATCATCTCGCTGCAGCGGCAACACCTGCCGCGCACGCGGCATGAGGAGGACGCCATGGAACGCACCCTCGCTCAAGCCGCGACACAGCTCGGCCTGACCCGACCTCAGCTGATTGCTCTCATGCAGGACAAAGGTCTGCTCAACGAGCATCGATTGCCGGCTTACCCCACCCGCGACCGCGAGTACCTGCGGGTCAAGGACGGGCAGTGGTTTCACGAGAAGTACGGCTTGCAATACAGCCAGTCGACCAAGGTCAGACAGGCCGGCATCGGTTGGCTGGCCGACCAGTTGGGCATCGATTTTCCTGCCATACCAGCAGATCACCGTGACGTGGCCTAGGGAATACGCCCGCCAGATCATTGCGATGCGCACACGCGAGGAGCGCAATGCCGCGCTCCTTGAAGTGCCCGAACATCTGCGCGAGCTGACTAGACGCCACTGCCTGAACGCCTGGAATCATCCGGCACGAAAAAAATTGCAAGAAGGATCACTCGGCCATGAGTAATGCAGAGCAAACCGTAATTCGACTTCAACCGGCACCTGAACCAGCAACCGTGGAGCTGCTCTACCGAATCTTCGGTGACGTGCTGGTCCCGCTGGAAAAAATCCGCGAAAAGTACTTTCGCAACCTCAACTCGCAATTGTTCGTGACCGAGATATACAACGGCCGGATCCAGCTTCCCATCACCACACTGGACACCAGCCGCAAGGCGCTCAAGTACGCCCACATCCGGCACGTCGCCTCGCTGATCGACATCCGCGCCTACAAGGCGGATGAAGACATGCAGCGACAGCAGGACGGCCAAGGCCATGCAGTACCCACACCACTGACGGCTGTCACCACCAGCCAGCGGCAATGCTAGGAGCACACCACATGACCCCAATACAAATCGGCGCACTCGTCATCCTGATCGTTCTGGCCGCCCTGCTGCTCTGGGGCGGTTACATCATGGGCCGCAGCGATGGACTGCAGACAGGACTGCGCGAGGGCGAAGATATCCAGCGTGCTGCGAACGGCAGAACCATCCGCGAGTTGCAGGCTTCCCTGCAGTCCATCCGGGGCGATCACTCACGCCTGGCACAAACCTGCAAACGGCTTGAAGCGGGTTCTGTCTTCGGCCCGACCGAGCGCCAGACGCTGGTCGCCATCGGCGAGCTGTTGAGGATCGCGGCCGAGACCTTCAGCGCCTTTCGTACCGGCAAGAACCTTGAACGTGATGCTCGGTTCCTTCGCAAACAGACGCAAGCGATGGTTGGGAGCCTACCGTCGACTTTTGAAGACGAACAAACCGAACTGCGAGCACATTTTAAGTACGCTTTAGGGCCTAGCAAGGAGGCAGCATGACCATCCAGTTTTTAAGCCATGAGCAGGTATGTGAATTGACCGGAGCCAAAACCAAAGCAGGTCAGATCACTATTTTAAAGCGAAATGGCATCCGCCATACCATAAAAAGGAATGGATGGCCCTGCGTAGTTGCTTCAGCGCTAACCGGACTAACTGCCACCACATCGGAAATGCCGAAGTGGCAGCCACGTTTGGTGGGATAGATGGGACGAAGACCAACGAAGCCTGGAAGTATTCCCCGCTTGCGTGAGAGAAAGCGCGGCAAAACTACCTACTACCTGTACGACACCGGTGGGAAACCGCGCAAGGAAATACCCTTGGGCACTGACTATGGCCTTGCCATCTTGGAGTACGCAAAACTAGAAAAAAGCCGTGTATCTCAGGTTCTAACGCAAGAGGTATTAACCTTTGCCTACGTTGCCGAGCTTTATATAAAGGAGGTAGTCCCCACCAAAGCCCATGCCACCCAAAAGGACAACGCTCGCGAACTGAAAAACCTTTTGTTGTTCTTCAACGATCCGCCCGCCCCACTTGAAGCTATCGAACCGAAGCATGTCAGCCAGTACCTTCGTCATCGGGGTAAAACAGCACCTATTCGTGCGAATCGAGAGAAGGCGTTACTCAGCTCTATTTGGAACTTTGCTCGCGAAAATGGTTACACATCTCTGGCAAACCCTTGCGCCGGAGTGAAGGGTAATAAGGAAACTGGTCGCGACATATATGTCGAAGACGACGTACTTGCCAAAGCCTATCAACATGCAGATCAACCATTGAGAGATGCCTTGGACCTGTTCTATCTGACAGGTCAAAGGGTGGCTGACACATTGAAGATGGATGAGCGCGACATAAAAGACGGAAAGCTTTCCGTCCAGCAGGGTAAGACTGGGGCGAAACGAAGGATCGAGATTATTGGAGAGCTCAAAATCGTAATTGACCGAATCATGGCTCGAAAGGCTGGACACAAAATCAGATCAACACGCCTGGTGGTAATCGATTCTGGACAGCCGATGACGACGAGCATGCTCAGGAAAAGGTTTGATGACGCCAGGGAAGCAGCCGGGATTCCGAAAGCAGAATTTCAGATGCGCGACTTACGAGCAAAAGCGGCGACGGACAAAGAGGAGTCAACAGGTAGCATCCGCGAAGCTCGGGACCAGTTAGGGCATACAACCGTCGGGATGACAGAGCAGTACATCCGAATGCGAAAGGGCATGAAGGTAACCCCCACAAAGTGACTGACGGTTACGAATTGCGGAAAAGATTTTTTGATTGCGGAAAAAAAACTAAGGGCTTGCATGAGAGATGTCATGCAAGCCCTTGATATTCATGGTGCCCGAAGCCGGAATCGAACCGGCACGCCCTTACGAGCGGGGGATTTTAAGTCCCATGCGTCTACCAGTTTCGCCATTCGGGCGGTAGCGCGATGAAGCAGTCTGAGACTGACAAATGAGGACCTGACAGTTCTGACGCTTGTGCAACAGAGGGGGAAATATATACACCCCGCCCCGGTGAAGCAAGTTCGCAGTTGACCTTTTCAAGACAAAATCTTGCAGGGCTGCGGAAATAAAAAAGCTCCGTAAATCATAGATCTACGGAGCTTGTTTATAGTGGAGGCCGAGGTCGGAATCGAACCGGCGTAGGTGGATTTGCAATCCACTGCATAACCATTTTGCTACTCGGCCTCAAACATTTGCTGTCAGTAGCACAACAACAAATGTGTTCAAACTTGGAGCGGGAAACGAGACTCGAACTCGCGACCCCGACCTTGGCAAGGTCGTGCTCTACCAACTGAGCTATTCCCGCGTCTTGGTGTGGCGCATTCTATAGAATCCAGAAGCCCCGTCAACCCCTTGATTCAAAAAAGTTTTATTTCTTTTCAACGTCGGTCTTCAGATGTGGCCAGGCAGCCCGCAAGTACTGGACCATGGACCACAATGTCAGGCCCGCAGACACCAGCAACAAGGCATAACCGATCAAGACCCAGAAGGTAAAGTCTGACGGATTGGCCAGCAGGATCACCAGCGCGAGCATTTGCGCGGCGGTTTTCCATTTGCCCAGGTTCGATACCGCGACGTGAGCACGGGCGCCGAGCTCGGCCATCCATTCGCGCAATGCCGAAACGACAATTTCGCGACCGATGATGACAGCGGCCGGCAGCGTGAGCCACAGGTTGCCATGTTCCTGCACCAGCAAGACCAGTGCGACGGCGACCATCAGCTTGTCAGCCACAGGATCAAGGAACGCCCCGAACGGAGTGCTTTGCTCCAGGCGTCGAGCCAGATAACCATCCAGCCAGTCTGTGGCGGCAGCAAAGGCGAAGACCGAGGCGGAGGCCACGTAGCTCCATTGGTAAGGCAGGTAGAACAGCAAAATGAAGATCGGGATGAGCAGGACGCGTAGAACGGTAATCAGATTAGGGATATTCATCGGCACAACTGGCTACGAGGTGAGTTGGCATTCTACTCGCTGTGCAG